GCGGCGAGCGCCACCGCGAGCCCGACAGCCATCTCCCACGGCGTCAGGTCGACATGGAACAGCCAGGCGACATAAACGACCACTGCGAGGTTCATCGCCGGACTGGTAAAGCGGAACAGCGCGACGGCGAGCGGCAGGACGAACTGCGAGTCGACCGGGGAGGCGACCGCGACGGCGGACGCGCGAAGCATCGCGGGCAGGCTGGCGAGCGAGCTTTGCGTGCTGAGCGCGACCGCGAAGGTCGGCACCATTGCGCGGACGAAGCGCGGCAGCGGGACGCCGACCACGAACACCGCGAGCAACAGCGCGAGAATGATCGTGCACACGCCGATCGCCGAGAGCATCAGCACATAATGGAGCAGCCCGCCGAACGCCGCGACGCCGGCCTTGACCGCGAGCGCATAACCGAGTGCGAAACACCCGATCGGCGCGAGGGCGAGCACCCAGCCGATGACGACGAGCATCGCGTCGCCGAGCGCTTTGGCCTTGAACACGAACTCGTCGAGCGCTTCCTGAACGCCCTCCATGTATCCGAGGTACTTCTCAAGGGCCTGGCCGCGGCCCGCGACTCTTCGGTAAATCTCAACCACTGCTGGTGCGCTCCCTCAAGGTCGCGGTGTAGTGCCTGGTGGCGCGGGGCCCGAAGTGCTGTTCGGGAGGCATGACCACGTCCCAGGCCTTGCCGTCCCAGCGGACCCGGGCCCCGGTCGTCAGGCCGGGAATCTCCTGGCTGGTGATCATGCGGACGATGCGGATGTGCCCTTGTCCGGGGACTTCCATGGGCCCGGACCGGTCGGGGATCATCGCGGCCCGCACGGTGACCGCCTGGTCCTGATCGGCCATGACGACTTGGTGGCCTCGGGCGTCGGTGATGGTGCCGACCGGCCAGACCTCGACCCGATGGCCTCGGCGGCGTTGGATCGTGGTCACCACGGCTCCCGGTCATCGGCGAACATGGGGATCGGATCGCCGCCGCCCTCGGCTGGGACGTACCCGGTCCGGTCTCGCAGCGGCCCCGGTGGCCCGTTGCCCCAGGCGATGACGCCGATGGTGCCGAACGTGGCAGTGCCCGCGAGCCCTTGCAGAAGCCGGATCTCGGCGGGCGTGAAGCGGACCAGGCCGGCACCGGACTCGGGCTCGGCCCACTGCACCGCTTCATCACCGGCCCTGGAGGACACGTAGTTGTCCGGGTTGCGCAGCAGCCGGGCGACCGCGGTGGCGACCAGGCCCCGGACGAGCCGCGGCGCGGCGGCCGGACTCGTCCAGGTAGCTCCCGCGAGTTCGCGGGCGAGGTCGGAGGCCTCCTCGAGCGCGGCGGTCGCCAAGGCGACCTCCGCACTATCGAGGACCCAATCAACCCTGCTTTCGACCGCCGCGAGGTCGGCCAACGGCAACACTCACGCGCTCCTTCAGCTCAGTCTTGACGCCGATGCCGGTCAGGTGCGCCAGCTCGTTGTCCTGCTCGGCGCTGAAGCCCTCCTCGGCACGGCCGTTCACGCCATCGGGGAGGGAGTCCTCGCCGTCCAGGACCAGGCGGATCGCGCGCACCATGTGCTCGTGCTCGCCAACCCAAACCTGTCCGGTCCGGGCGTCCTGCCCCAGCAGGACATCGGTCACGGCCCGGTAGCCCTTATAGGTCGAGACGACCGAGCGATCCTGCTGGTGCTCGGAGTCGTAGTCCCTGATCCACCGCAAGCCGATGCCCTTGTAGGTGGCGGTCGCGCCGAACGGGACCGAAGCGGGGACGTAGGGGGCGCCGGTCAGGAAGATGAACGCGCTGTCTACCAGAGCGATCGCTTCATTCGGGGCAAGTTCGGGGGCGACGACGAAGTTGAACTTCATCCGGCGGCCGATGGTCGCTTCGCGCAGCGACGAGACCGCTTCAGCCTCACCCACCGAGGACGCAAGGTTGAGTTCCTTGTCCTCGAGCAAGGCGGCCTCGAAGTCAACACCGACGAGCATCGTCTTGACGCCCTCGGGAGTCTTCAGGGCTCGCTGCGTGGTGTGAGCGCGGATGAGCCCGGACTTGAGCGCGGACCGCTTGACGCCGAGCGTGACGGCGTAGGGAGCAGTGCGGACCTGTTCGACCGCACCGAACTCGAGGCCCTTGCCGACCGCGGTGGTCTGCTTGAGCATCAACTTCGCCCAACCGTCCAAGTCGAAGTCGTGCTGCTCGTCGGTGAGGCGGATGGCGCTGTAGATGTCGTCTCCGAACCGGACCTGGATCTTGCGTTCGCGATAGGTGTCGAACTTGATCGGCTCGGACCGGTCGTTGCGCCACCCGTAAGTCCGGAAGGGAAGGTGGCCTTCAACCGTGATGGTGACGGCGTCATCCTTGGCGCCCTTGAACTGGTCGACCGTTTCACGCTGGAAGACGCTCGGTACGACGAGCTGCTGTTCGAGCAGCACGGCGGCGGTCTGAGCGATCTTCTCGGGTTCGACGATCTGATGTTCGTGAGGTCGTTCAACCATATTCAGTTGTCTCCATTGAGTTGCGACTGAACCAATTAGGAGTTCCGATCCATGAGCTGCTACCGAAGCCGTTAGGAATCGATTGGCGGGAAATCCGCGCAATAATCCTGATCAGTCAATCTGACTTGTCGAGTCTTTTCTTTGTATAGAATCGATAGTTACTCCACTTTCAAGGAGGGAGACGCCATGAGGATACTAATCTCCTACGACCTGCATAAACCAAAGCGAGATTACGAAGAACTGTTCGCCGCAATTAAGACGATCGGAACGAGCTCGATCAGTCCACTAGAATCAGTCTGGCTCGTAAATACATCCAAGTCACCGATGCAAGTTACAAAAGAGTTGAAACTGCACATCGATGCGGATGATGATCTATTCGTCTCAGCACTCACAGGCCTTGCCTCATGGGTTAAGCCCAACGACGAGCTTTCCGAATGGCTCAAGGAAAACCCAGCCTAAGGATGTCCAGGTCGAAACCGCGGCCTTCCGCATTATCGCCGGGCGCCATTGCGATTCAACCCGCTCAGTACCGGGCGGCGCGGATGCGCTTGGCGCCCCCGCCCGGGTCAAGGTCGTCGCCGCCGCTGTCGACCGGATCGAGCCCGCCACGGGCAGCGGGAGCCTCGAAGTCGTTCGTTGTGGCGTACTTCGCAAGGGTTTTCGCGTGCGACTCGAGCTGTTCGGGCCCATCGCCTTGCAGCAGTGCAGCAAGATCATCGGGGAGTGCGTAGCGCCGGGCGACCTGTTCGCGCAGGACCTCGCGTTCGGCCTTCTCGCGTGCGACGGTCTCAGCCTGGACCTTGGAAGCGAGTTCGGCTTCGGTCTCCCGGAGCTTCGTCCGATAGTTCGCCGCCTCGCCGCGCGCTTTCTCCAGTTCGCGCCTGGCCCACTCGGGGACCTCGTCGGACTGCGTGCCGGTCGGCGGCGCTTCATCAGCCGGCGAGGTCTCGGGGTCGCTGGTCGGCGGGGCGGGTGGCACCGGGTTCGGGTTCTGGTCGTTGGTTGTGGGGTTGTCGGACATGGGTGTTCACGCCTCCTGGACGCTGATACGGATCAGGCCACCGCCGGGGCGGCCTGGATCATCACCGCGCCGGGGCCGGAGCCGCGGACGCGTTTCGGGTCTTGATGTAGGCATTCCAGGCCCGCCGTGCGGCGGCCCCGGATAGGCCCTTGGTCACGCGCGGCCACAGCTTCTCGAACTCTCGGTTCTGGTCGAAGCGAGCCGCGTCGTAGGCCTCAGGGGCGAAAATGGGGATGCCGACACACCGACAGTGGTCGTGGTATCGGTTCCCGTCCTTCGATCGCTTCCACACCGAGGCTGCCGTCTTGTATTCGGCGCCACGGGAAATCAACATCGCGCACCATCCACAAGGGGTTCCGGTGCGGGAGACGCGGGCGTAGCCGAGCGCCTTGTTGTCGCGCAAGATCATGCCCCAGGTCGCGCCTCGGCCGCCGTTCATGGCGAGCCGCGCCGTGGTCGACGCTTGTGCGGCTCCGGTCTGGGCGTGGAGCTCGGCGCGTTCAGCGTCGATCTCGGATGCGGGCCGGTCGGTGTCGAGGCCGTCGAGGACGGTGCGGGCGTGGTCGAGGTGGAGGCCGTTGAGGATGCGGTCGACCTGCTCCCACATCGCAGCGCGGGCGGCCTCGGTCTCCTCGGCGATGCCGTCGAGCCGGTCAAGGCCGAGCCGCAGGTTCGCATCAGCACGGCCGGGTGCGGTGTAGGTCTGGCCCGTGCGATCCGCGAAGCGCTCGCGGACCTCGGCCAGGGTCGGGGCCGCCGCCGGCCAGCCGTCGACCTGGATGACCGAGCCGGTCAAGAGCGAGCGGGTGAGCTGGTAGTAGGCGAGGGCGACGCGGTAGGCGATCATGCCGGTGTTCTCGGTGATCGTCCGGGACTGGAGGGCCCACTGCCGCAGGCCTACCGGGGCGAGCGAGACCGGGACGGCGCTCCACGCGCGCAGCGCCGATGCGGCGGCGCGCGCTCCGATCGCGGCGAGGCCCGTGTGGAACACACCGGTCGCCCAATCGGCCTCGGCAAGTTCACGCTCACCCATCGGCGCTCACCGCCTCAGTGGGCGTGCGCGGCGCGGGCTCGTCGTCGGCGGCCGGGAGGAACAGCGAGGCGAGTTGGGCTCGGTAGTCGCTCTCCTCGGTGAGGCGGTCCCAGTACCGCAGTTCGGAATCGGTCACGCCCGGAACGCGCGGCCACAGGCCCCGCGCCGGGATGCCCAGGGTCGAGGAGAGCTTGCCCAAGCCGTCGGCACTCTGGGCGAGCGCACGGGACTCCATGTCGCGCCATACGACCTCAAGACTGAAGTCCTCCGCGTCGGCGCTGCGCCCCTCCACAGCGGCGACCAGGCGGAACACCCGTTCCCACGGAACGGAGAACCCCGACTGATACATCGCGATCTTGCGCATCAAGCTCGTCTCGGCGGCCTGCAGCGCTTCAGCGGGAAGGTTCGGGACGATGCCGACCATGTAGTGCGGCGGGACCTGGGAG